GCTTTTTCGTAGAATTAACCTGTTTGTGGCGGTGGAGGAAGTGAGGACGCTGTTCTGCATAACTTTGGTCATTTATATTAGGTAATATTTTATTTTTTGTTGTTTTTGTTTTGTGTTGTTTTGGTGTGTTGTTTGTTTTGGTGTGTTGTTTGTTTGGTGTTTTGTTTTGGTGTTTTGGTGTTTTGTTTTGGTGTTTTGTTTTGGTGTTTTGTTTTGGTGTTTTGGTGGGGGTTAAGGGGGTTAAGGGGTGCATACTTCCCCCCATTTCGGGAGGTTTGATACGGTCAAACCAGGTGCGTTTGTGTTAAAACCAAGGGGTAAACTAGCTATATCCTCAACACACCATCCGCTTAAATTTTGACTGAAAATGCTACATCCAGAGAACATATAGTCCATATATGTGACGAGCGAAGTGTCAAATGGTAATGGTTGGTTGAATTTTGCACAGCCGGTGAACATAGCTTGCATATTTAAGACCTTTGAAGTGTTAAAGTCTAATGGTTTGTTGAATTTTGTACATCCATAGAACATATAGGACATATTTTCGACTTTTGAAGTGTCGTTAAACTTTAATGTTGAGTTGAAATTTGTACAGCCGTTGAACATAGAGCCCATAAAAACGACATTTGAAGTGTTAAAGTCTAATTCTTGGTTGAAATTTGCACAGCCGTTGAACATAAACACCATAGTTTTCACATTTGAAGTAGGAATATCTGATGATATAGTTTTTAATAAACTACAATTACGAAACATTCCACCTGCACCATTTGTATCTGACGCAAAAGTACCGAAACTGAATTTGGGACCAAACCTATTTATTGTTATGAGACACTGATACATAGTGCCATTACTGTATGTGTACCATCCATTTATAACTCCATCAATCGTGATGGTATAATTCCCTGCAAGTAAATATATATGTTCTGCGTTTTTGACATTTGGTGATGTCGTACCGTCTCCCCAATAAATCGTTCCGTCATAAATTCCTCTACTGTCGACGGCGTCGTATGGCATTCTTAGAGTGAAACTATTGGAAGGGGTTGTAATGGTTGCAGAGAAGGTGGTGGGCGGGATTATAGTATCCCTAAGGTACCCCCAGGCACGTATTCTAATTGCATTCATTGCAAAAGTACCTAGACCCATAGAAGGAGGAAACCCTTGTTTTTTATCGCCCCCGCCCTGGTTTCGCGAAGTTATCAATTTGGAAAATCTGGCTAAAGGCATTGTTATATTAGGTGAGATATTATTTTTTGTTTTTGTTGTTTTATTGGATTTTTATTTAGGGTTAGGGCATCCTGATACCGCGGCGACATTAATTGTGCCTGTACCAGTAATATTGCCTGTTCCGCAGGCAACGCCCCCATTGTATATAACGCTGTTATTAGCTATACTCGATTTATTAGTAATATTTCCGCCAGCGTATATATAAATAGTTCCGCCCACATTGTTGGTAATATTTCCGCCCACATTGTTGGTAATATTTCCGCCAGAGTTGTAAATCAGTCCGCCAGAGTTGTTAACAATAGTTGCACCAGATGCGTTATTAATAAATCCTCCGTTGATGTAAATATTTCCTCCCGATAAGTTGGTAATACTTCCGGTAGCGGTGTTGTAAATGCTTCCACCCAAAGGGATATTAATAAATCCGATGTTACTCAGAATAATGTAGTTGCCAATAGTTCCGTTGTTATTAATAGTTCCACCAGGGTTATTATAAATACCCCCGGTGCCTGAGTTGTTATCAATATTTCCATTATTAGTAATAGTTCCGCCAGAGTTGTTAGTAATAGTTCCGTAGTTAATAATATTTCCATTATTAGTAATAGTTCCTTTATTGGTAAGTGTAAGTCCTCCCGAACCAATAAGCAAAAATTGCCCTGGTGGTATTATTAGAAGACAGCACGCGGCAATCGTTTGATTCCCAATAAGATCCCAGTTATTGCCATTGCGAGTTGCAATTTCGCTTAATTGGATTGTTCTACATTCTTTAAGATTTCGTTTGTTTGGATGGTAATTGAAGTTTGTTGCAGAGAGTTCTTTCAGACGGGTTTCCCACGAACTATCGAATACATTTTTTACAGGGGTGTTATTTACATTGAGTAGTTTCGGATTACACTTTCGTATAATGAGCCGGGTTGTGGCGGTGAACGAAGTCAGAATGCTGTTCTGTGTGATTTTGGTCATTTATATTAGGTTGGATTTTATATTTTGGTTTTTGTTGTTTGTTTTGTTTTGTTTTGTTTTGTTTTGTTTTTTTGGGGGTTTGGGGTTATTTGTCGCGTAATTTAGGCACTTTCGACCAAATGTAACTTGCCCAACCTTGTGATTGCACGGGAGTTTTTTTACGTGTGCTATTTGATACAACTCTACGTGCCTTTGTTATTTCTTTATTATATTTTAATTTTCTTGTAAATTCTTTCATTTGCTTTTTATTAGCAATAATTTCGGCCAGAAGAGGCGAATCGTAAGATTTACGTGCTTTAACCTTTCGAGGAGAATATTTAGGGTATAATTCATAAAAAGGGCTTGCAGGAGTCACGCGTTTAGGAGAAGGAGATTTTGATGGACTACGCGACTTCATAGATTTTCCTAAAGACTTTGATGGGTATCTTGCCGACATCTTTCGTAGAGTTCTTTGTTCATTTTCGGGCAGAAAATTTCTAGCGGATCTCGACATACTTCTAGTATTTTTACGTTTGCGAGAATATTTATCTTTATTTGCCGGAAGACTATGCGACGAAATAGATTCATCGGATTTCTTTCTTTTAAGTTTATTGCTTAACCCAGAGTTACGCAATATTATAGGCGACCTTTCTGGAGATAAATATACGTCGCTCTCTGGAGTTAAAAAGACTTCGCTCGGTGAATTTTCGAGAGAATGAAAACTAGATGAAGATGCAGACGACGTAGGGGATTTCCATAATTGAGCAATTCGAGGAGAATAATAGGGGTTGGTGGGAAATCTTTTTAAATAGCTGAAAGGATTCTTCTCCGTTTTTTTGTATTTATGTGACATTTTTATCCCTTGCATGCGAGCCGAGTTAGGTAAAGGGTATTGACTAAGTGGAAACCTACTGCCTTTACTTGGCAAACTCATTTGTTTCGGGGTTACTTTCTTTAAACTAGGTAAATCTGGACTAAATTGAATGAGGTTCTCGGGATTTGGACTAAATTCAATCAGGTCGCGTCTTGTAAGAGATGGGTTATTTTGCATCTGAGCGAAAGGACTACTTGGACTTAAATCAACGAGTCTCGATTGTCTTAACTTATCCATTTTTTCGACATATCTGGTAAAATCTGAGGGCGATGCGGCACGATATATCGGGCTAGGCGGATTAGACGCACTGGCGTAGAGCGGATTAGAAGCGCTGGCGTAGAGCGGATTAGAACCACTGGCGTAGAGCGGATTAGAACCACTGGCGTAGAGCGGATTAGAAGCACTGGCGTAGAGCGGATTAGAACCACTGGCGTAGAGCGGATTAGAAGCACTGGCGTAGAGCGGATTAGAAGCACTGGCGTAGAGCGGATTAGAAGCACTGGCGTAGAGCGGATTAGAAGCACTGGCGTAGAGCGGACTTCTTCTAGTTACGGGACTTATTTCCGCACTATTGTATGGAACCCGAAACGGCGAATTTCTTATAATACTTTGCCTAATTATTGGAGCATTTGTTGAAGCAGCACGTGCTCTCACATTGGGTTCGCAAAGACCCGTTTTTTTATTTCTACGCGAACCGTTTGGACATCTCGAAGGTTCGCCGCTTTGTATGTTTGCTCTTATAGACGGTACTGTATATTGAGGAACTCTGGTAGAACCACGCAAAGACACGCGTTTATTTAAGACTGATTCGCATATACCCGTTTTTTTATTTCTACGCGAACCGTTTGGACATCTCGAAGAAGTTTCGATTTGTTTTCGTTTAGACATTATATTATATATAAATATTTAAATTGTGAATTAGGATAATTATATTTTCTGTAAAATACATAAAAATTGATTATCGTATCCACATTTAACCATATCTATTTTTTTAATTAATTTAAATCCACAAGATTTCGCAATTGTTAAAATTTCTAAATGAGTTTCCATATAAAATACATGTTCATTTTGCCGAGTTTTTCCATTTTTCTTAGGGACAAATGTTTCCTTAAATAGAGAAACATAATCGTTTTTAAAATCAAAAAATGCTTTATAATCAAACCCGTTGAAGTTAACATTTGTTTTAGTTATTCTCTCGTCAGCATATTTTTGCGGAGATACAATTTTAAATGGATTGCCTGCTGGTATTATTGGGTCAAACTTCTCGCGATCAACTAGATGTAAAATTAAAAATCCGTCTGGTGCAAGCCAGTGATTGCAATTTCCAAAAAATAACTTCTTATCTTTGATGTAATATATCGTAAAATATAAACATAAAATATGCGAAAACGACCCAGAAGCAAACATCATTGTATCTAAACAGTCTCCCGTTTTAAAAGTTGATTCTGGGTAATTTTTAGACGCAATAGCATTCATGCTGGGGGATATATCAACTCCCACTGCATCGTATTTACTGTCCCGCAATTGACCGACGTGATGCCCAGTGCCAGAACCTATGTCCAAGAAAACGCTATTTGATGTTGGTTTTGTTATATTTATTACATTCATAATCTCAAAATCGTTTTTTGCCTGGTCCATAACTAGAGAATCGTATATTTTCGAATAAAAATCATCGTATATATTTTTTCCTACTACCAACGTAAATTCTTTATTGTTCTTCTCTCGTTCATCAAACCCTTCAACCTTTTTAGTATATAATAGTATCAATAACAATACAGCCAAAGAAAAACATAGTCCTCCTTTGGAGAAGACTGTGCTAAAAAATGTATCACACTTTTGTGTATCCATAATATTATATAGTAATAATATTAAATAAGATGGCAGATACGCAATTATACAATTATGTATTTTATTAATGCAAGTTATCAATAAAATGATTTATTCGAATGATATAAATATATTAAATAAAATTGAAAATAATATAAAAATTATACAGTTACAAGTATCATAAATGTCTCAAGAAAACAATTCTCCCCCAAGTTTAATTAAAACCGAACCGACAGAAATCGATAAACAACCGATTACGAATGAGGTCACTCAATCAGTCGAACAATCGGCAGATATACCTAACAAACAACCAAATAAATGCATTGTGTGCATTCGATGGGTATATGATTTATGTTGTTGTAATACAGGATGTTATCGCAAAGATTCGCCAGATATGAGATGCTGTGGATTAACTCCTGGCGCACAGGATATGGGTTGTTTTTCTACTGTTGCAGATTTTATAAATTCCCCGTTATGTTTTGCGTTCGAGGGGGGTAATTCATATGAAAATCGGTCAGAAAGATTGCCTGGAGACGACGGATGTTGCTGTGCTCTTTTATGCTGTCCATTTAAATTCGCATTTACTATCCCGTGTTTAATAGGCACTATATTTAACAATATTATAAATGGAATTAGAGGCACTAACGGCAATTATTTGTGTTAATTGTATAAATACTTGAATATTGTTACAATTATTTTAAATTTCCACGAGCCCACCATCCCACCATTTAGAACTTATAATCTCGTCGGATATATAATTGCCCAACACTTCTACAGAAACTCGGTCGAAATAACTCTTACTCACAAAAAACGCATGTTTAGTATTTACATAATCTATATACGCATCATACAAGGATGCGGACTTTTCGTTAAGTTCGCTACATTTTAATTTAAACAGTTCGAGAGAATTTATTACATCGGCGTATTTATCCCATACAGTGCATTTTATATTATGCACATATCTATTATCTGTAATCTGCTTCTGATAAAAATGCTGTAACAATTCTATCATTATATTTGGCTGAATGCAATTATTTTTATTAGACCAGTGCTTATACAAATCAACCAATTCGTCTAATTCTATTTCATAATCATTTGTCGAATCAAATGTTATAGTAGCATCCCAAAATTTTATAAAACTTGATACATTTGGAAGATACGTGCTAGTCACGTCTAAATACGAATCGCTTTCTTCATCATACTTCAATTTATCTTTCAGAAGCAGTTTAAAAGATGTTTGAAATATAACATTAGGAATGCACTCTTCGGTTATATGTAGTCTCCAGAGAAAATTCATATTTTTAAAACTTATTTTACTATTATTCAGCGGAGTAAGTTTCTTATTAATAAAGTTGCTTAAAATATTTTCTTTTATTGCTTTATTTATTTTATCTGCCGTATCTAATGTTTCGCTTGACGCGGTCTTGGTCAAGTATAGAGCGTGCTCTACTAGTTTTAACTCGTGGCATTGGTCCAAAAATCCGTCGGCAGAACCATATCTACTTGAATAATGAGAAGCAACGCACAATAAATCAATCATATGTTTTGATAGTTCTGTACAAATAATTTTATTTGTCTGAATTGCATGTTTTACCAGTCTCACGTCCATAAGATTGTGGTCGTGAAACTTGTATTTTATATTATTTGAAATCGTCGGAATTCCGAAAAACGAATAGCATTGTATGCTTATTTCTCTCATCAATTCTTTAAGTAGGGGGTTGATTATATAAATAAGTGCGGAATGAACGCCAGTTTGTTTGGCGTTAATACAATCTCCGATTATTGTCAAAAAATATTTAGCCGTGTTTCTAGAAGGAAAATATTCGGGGTATAATTTTCCAATTACAAACTGTATAGTAGTTGATTCTGGAATAGTCCCTATCGGAGATTTATCTTTTATTTTTTTAAGAATAGAATTATTCGTTTTATGTTTCCACTGCATTAAAATATTTTCATTCGTTATCATACTTAAAATTTTATGATGAATGTCGTCTTCGTTAAAAATTGTAAAATGTATTCCATCGTAATATAAAAATAATTCAGAATACGAACTGTAAAAATATTCGTTTTTGTTCAAAAAACGACTTATAAACTCCTCGTGATCATTAGTCAATTGTCTCTTCTTGTCGGTTCTCTGTTTTTGAATAATAACATTGTATTCAAGCAATCCAGGCAAAGTCTTTTCTATATAATTGCTTAATCTCGCAGAGACATACTCGTTATCTTTATATTTTTTAATAAGTTCGTCGAGTATTTCGTGCAACTTACTCACAGCATCTGCCATTTGTTTATTATATACTAGAGTACTCTTTATATTAGTATATAATAAACAATCGCCGCTTTACACTTCCTCACAATCTTCAAAATTATTTATATACTTGTTGATGCGTCTGATATTCAATGCAGAAATATCGTATTTATTTAGTATGTCGTATGTATCAGAATCTGTATTTTTCTGCAATGTAGAAAATAATAAAATCATATCCTTTTTATCCATAGTCAGAATATTGCACATATCGTTAATAAACATACAATTGTTGTATTCATAACTGTATTTTGTTAATATTTTGGTAAATCTTATATCTGTGCAATGTTTTTTTATATACCCATTTTCTCTTAATATATTATTGCAATAAAAGGTTTTAATGAGAGAACACAGTTCATTGAAACTCCATATTTGGCATTGAAACGTAACACGGTTTACGCAATCGGCAAAACATATGTTTTTTAATATTTGAGAATAGATGCGTATTGAGTTTTTCAAATCTTCGTCGTTTCTCACGCTCAATAAATCTATTACATTTTCATGCCATATCAAGGAAACGATATTTCTATCAGGTTCGTTTATAATTTGCGAATGTTGAGATATATTGAACGAATTATTGAATACATTTTTTACAACTTGTTTTACATCTTTCTGTCCATTTTGAGCAGTATCATTTAATAATATGTCTAATGTATATTTATCCATCTTCCCATTTAAATTTATACACTGCAGCGACGCTATTTTATGTAAATTAGAATTGACATATTTCAATATCCGACCAATATCTGGTTCTTTTAACAAAGGCATCGTTAAACAAACGAGTTTTTTAATTTGCGACTGAGATGGTTCTTTTAGTTCGAATACTTTACATACATCAGACAATTCACAATTCTTTTTATCCGAAATATTTATACCAACACAAATAACAGGCATATTAAGTTTTCCCTCTGCTTGTTGTTTTTTAGTCGTTTTTGGACGAATTAATTTTATTAATTTTTTCATAAAGGATTTATCTTCGTCCTGTATTAATTCTATTTCATCTAAAACAAGGACGTTATTTCGATGAACCTGTGAAAATAAACTACATATACTCTTGGTCGAAACATTTACGTTTGAAACATCTACATACTTGTTTCTAGTTTCGGTTGTGTCGCAAATAATTGCATTAATATTACATGTTTTTAAAAGCCTTAGTACAAACTCTGTTTTACCGACGCCAGGTTTCCCGTAAATGTATATACCTCGTCTAAATAAATAATTTTTGGAATTATAATCAAATGACTTTATATAATATACTATATCATTAAATATACTTTCCCTACCTAACATTGAATTAATATTCAAGTCGTCCATATAATGTTTCGTCCGTTGTATTTATATTACAACATTACGAAATTACAACATATTATATTTTAATATAATATAATGTCTATTAAATGTCCCCCAAAATGTTCAAAGGGATATAAGTGCGTTTCGGGAACTTGTATATTAAAACCGCATACTCTAACGAAAAGAACAAAAACCCCCAAATCACTTGATAAGTCTTCTACAAGAAAAAGACGCACACCTCCTTCTGGTTCTGGTTCTGGTTCTGATTCTGATTCTAGTCCAGTTCCGAATGTGCTAATCTCATCTCCGCAAACGAAAAAAAGAAAAACTTGTGAAACTAACGCTATGGAATTAGTTGTAGCATTCTGCGTTGCATACCCGCGTGAAATTAGTAATATGGAAACATTAAAGCAAACGGTTGACAACTACAAGGACCGTGGGTTAGTAAAATTCAATAATTCAACCGAGTTTAACGGATACAATGATGATTTACAAAAGAGAACTCCAAAATTAATTAATCCTTATATATCAAGTTTTAACTTGGAATGGGCGAAGTCGGGTATGAATTACAACATATCTGAAGTATTTGTAGGTGGTAAAAAATGCTCATGCCAGAAAATACAACAGTTAAATCAAGGGTTAGACAAAAAAGAAACAAAGGCAGATGTATATGTTAAATATAATGATGGAACTGTTATCGGAATATCGGTAAAACAAGATCCGTCCGCAACAAAATGCAATTATAGTATTAATATATTGCTTGAACTCGATAAAGACCAAACTAAATTGCTTAACGACATAAAAAAACAAATATTCATTCAGGCAGGATTTCCAGAATTTAAAAAAGCGGATAGACCAAAACATAGTAAATTATTTTACACGGACAATCTTTATTGGAGAGAAGCAGCACGACTTATTGTTACGTCCGACCAGTTTAAATATAATCTATATAAATACATTACTGGAATTGAAGTACCATATCCATTGTTTGAGTTTAATGGAAAAAACTTGTATAACCTCAATTCAGTAGATGTAGGTCGAGTTGCGAGACCAACCGTCACATTAACTTACGACGAAAATAGTCGGTTTTTGGCGAACGACAATCCTAGGTCGGCTGCTAAAATATTTTTTAGATTTTCTATAAACGATAATTTATATTGGTGTGAAATAAGATGGAAAGGAGACATGTTTAACGCTGCTCCGCAAATACACGTATATGGCGTAGATAGTCAGGAAGGTAGCGCTACATATCACGCGAAAAGTGTGTCCAGATTCCGCCCTCTCGCGCAGGCGCTATCTATGCCCCAAGCACCGTCAATTCCATTAGCACAGTTGATATCTATGCCACAACCACCGTCAATGCCCGCGCCACGACAAATGTTGTTAGCAGACGCTAAGGCAAAACTCAATATAATTAGCAATCAATGCAAGCGTATACGCTATTTATTAGAACGTGGTTATCGAGTTAACATAGACCTCGAGATATTTATACGCACGACAGACGATTTATATAAAATGGGCACTGAGTTGTTCGGAAATCTTACTCTAGAACAAATAGACTTTCTTGTGCTAAATATCCTATCTCAGCAACTGGATGATGCATTAAAACTCGGAGCAGAAGAAGGCGCGGTTAATTTACTTTTTGATAAAATCAAGCGTATTATTATAACATTGTATAAAATTTTAGAGTAGAACTAATAACAGTAAATACGTTATGAACATTAACGCTATTTCCAAGTTGTTTGTAACTTTTTTTATCGTCCGGAGATAATTTAAAAGAATCTGGGAATGATTGCAATCTGGCACATTCGCGTGGAGTAATATATCTTTTCTCTTTTCCATAAATCGGTATTTGCGAAATAGCAACTAATGTTGGAAAATACTGACCCTTCTTAACACGTATTCCTGATTGTCTAATTTGAATGAAGTGATTGAAAATACTATCATCTTTCTTTATTACGCCAGTCTGCCATTCTAATTTACCGTATATCTCCCTCTTTTTTAATATATCCTTATTTTTTTTATACCACGGAGCAATTTTTGTTTTATATTTTTCGATTAGAGGGATATTTTTAGTAATATAATCCTTTTTCCACAAAGGGAACGCGTCAAGTTGAGTTTGATTATATGAGGTAAATGCGTCATTAATCATAATAGTTGGAGATATTTTTTCCCCTACGTCAAACACCTTTATAATTTCATCCCACGTTTCAAGGACATTTAATATGTCCCCTTTTATAAAATACTTTTCATTTATACATTTTTTTTCTTCAAGAAATGTTTCCAGTTCAATCTTACCAGAATATGTCGGCAGAACAATCGGAGTTCCATTATAAATATCATTTCTTACACAAACAAAATATACGCGTTCTCTTTGCTGCGGAATACCAAAATTATGAGGCGATATTTGAAAGAGTTGTAAATTATATCCAACGTCTGAAATTTTCTGTTTAATGTATTTTATTACTTCTCCGTCACCTACATTCAATATATGTTTCACGTTCTCTAAAAACATAAATTTCGGTTTTTTTACTTTCACTATTCGAATTATATCGTCAAATAACATCCCCCGTTCGTCTTCAAAACATTTCTTATTTCCGCCATTACTAAATGATTGGCACGGAAATCCGGCACAAAGAATGTCAAAATCTACCATATCATTTTCATTTATATCTTTTACGTTGGGCACAGGGTCGATTCCGTAATTGTCTTTATATACAACCCTACAATCTTTATTTATATCGCACGCTAAAACACACGTAGCGCCAAGTTTATGTAAAGCTTGATGAAACCCTCCAATCCCACAAAATAAATCTATAAACTTATACGATGATAAATCTGGTAGCATTTCAGTTAAACCTTGACTAAGTGCAGGGGCGGTACATATATTTCCATCAAGTGGGGTGAGAGACATTGTTATATTATTTAATAATATAACAGTTAAATCAATTTTATATAAATACAAAAATGTGTAATATAAAATACAGAAAATTAAAATAGATTGTAATTTATGTTTTATTAAAAACTATAATCAAATATTACAAATAATTAACCAAAATGTCGTAGAGTTCATTATTACACGAAGAATGTTTAACTTTATCGTGGGCACAAGAAACATTGTGAATGTGAAAAGAACCTGTCTCATCCAAGAACCGAAGACCTAAATCGTCGTTCTTATACAAGTCAGTGTCTTTAATTCCGACCAAATTATTATCTTTATCAAGAAAACTGAATTTCGCACTTTCTTTGGGATATACTACATCGTCATTATCAGACCATACCAAAACAAAATTAACCAACATTTTCATATTAAACGCATAATCTTTAGACATGTTTGTTAGAACTTCGTTATTTAACCAAGGCAGAAATCTACATTTTTTAAAATATTCATCTAAATCAGAAGAATTGCGCCAATATCCAGAAAATGATAAATATGATTGCTTGTCGTGGGCATACATATCGTGTATAATCCGAGGAAGTGTCTCGTTTTGCGTTATTCCGCCGTGAGGCGAGACCAATGTAATTAAATTACGCACTGGGTATTTGTTGCACGTCTCTACATACGCTCTCGCCAACAATCCGCCTTGCGAAATACCTATAAAATCAAATCCGTCGGACAATTCATCAATCTCGTAAATCGTTTCGCATAAAACTTTCGTTTGAAAAGTCATAGGCGTAAACATACTCGTCATAGCGCCCGACCCAACTTCAATATTGAATACAACTCTATCAAAAGTGGTAGAAATCCAATCGCTCAAGTTTTTAGTCTGCGCCGCCGAACTAAGAATTCCATGCAAGACTACAACTGGAACACTTGACGTATCATTCGGCGGAGATATGCGAGTGTATGTAGATGATGAAATGTTCTGGCAGGTTGAAGATGTCGTTGCGAATAAAAATGCGAATAAAAATGATAATATCATACTCATTCTGGTATATGTATTAACGAATTGTCTTTATATTGTTTATCCAATCATTCGCCTGATTTTCTCCGGATATTACCAAACTCCGCCTAGATTCTGGTGTAGAAACTGAAGGATACCAATCATTTAAATCGCAGATATCGTTAATTTTACATTTTATGATATTTTTTATATCAGGTTGATGTTTTTCGGTGCATATACTATATTGCATTCTTTTCACCAGAAAAATCATAAAATTAAAAATATCTGTATCATTATTTATTTTATTCTCACTCATACACCATATATTTTTAATTGCTAGTATTTCCGAATCGTCGCATTTCTGTTGTAAAATACAATCATTCAGCGGAAAGTTATTTACAAGTCCCCCATCTATAAAACAATCCCCGTCATTTAACACTGGTTTAAAGACTAGAGGGTACGCCATAGACATACTCAATGCCCGCATTAATGTCATTTCTGGATGCGTTGAATGCGATATATCTACCTTTTCTAAAGATTTATTGTTAATATTTGTCGAATAAATATGTATATCAATATTATTAAACTCGTACAATTCTCTCAATGTGCAGTTCTCGTTTAAATCTTTGGCGGTTAGCAAAGGTTTAATTGCTTGGCATATAAACATTTCATCTAGAATGCCTTTGTTAGTATAAAACTTCAATATTATATCAACATTTAACGATACAATTTTTTCCCAGGGGCGATTTATGAAATAATCGTCTAACCATTTCCAATCATAATTCAGAGACACTATTATGCCCATGAACGCCCCAATAGAGGTTCCGTATATACTTTTAATATTGGATAAATCCCATACATTAGATAACGCTGTTTGTTTTAAAGCGCCATAAGTTACAAATCCAGCAGGTCCGCCACCAGATATAACCAGATGTTTTATAGTCTTGTTTGCAACATCGTCCATTTTAAATATATATAAAATATTCTTATATGGTTGATATAAGAATATTTTATCGCCGTTAAAATTATGACTACGATTTTTAATATAGATGATCATTCTGGAGACTCGTGTAAAATGAATTTAGACGAACTGTACGAAATAAAACAACAACGAGATTTAAATACTGTATCGGTTTATAATAAAATTTTGAATAGAATTCATACTAAAATTAAAACTGCTTCAACCCAACGTGTTATGGAACAACACTGTTGGTTTTTGATACCAGAGATGGTCATAGGCATCCCGAAATACAATTCGTCAGAATGTACTATATACATCATCGATAAACTAAAAGAGAATGGTTTTATGGTAACTTATACAAATCCAAATTTATTGCTTATATCGTGGAAGCACTGGGTGCCTAAATATGTGCGCACGGAACTAAAGAAAAAAACGGGGATTGTAGTAGATGGTTATGGAAATAATTTAGAAAATGACACAGACAACGGTCACTCGAAAAATCCATTTGACCTTTCTACTACACACGCTATAGGAGACAGTGTAACTAAAAATAAAAAACCAGAATCGTTATTTAAAAAAATAGAGACATATAAACCTAGCGGAACTATCTACAACGAACTTATCTTAAAAAAGAGCGATAACTAACTAAATAAATAATGTATAAATATTTACACTCATTAAGCCTTATATTTTATTTTTACTTCGTCTCCTTTAAATACTCCCGCGTCTACTAATTTTTGAGTATAAGCGGCTCCACCCCAATTTGCTTCTGTTGCAAACGGACTAACGCCAGTTCCTATTTGAAACATATTATCAATTGGAATTTCTATATCCTTTGCTATATCTCTCATATCATTATTTAAAAGTTCGGAATTAATTGTCGGAACCGACATTATATTTGATTGACTGTGACCGGGTCCTAGCGGATATGCTGGCAAACCTCCGTTAGAATTTGTTGGGTCTAGCATTGCGCTGTATATGGTTTTTCCCTGAATATCTTCAGACTTTTGTAAATACAAGATTGGGCATTTAATCCCTTCTCTTCGTTGCCATTTTGAAAACTCCACATAATCCTCTAGATTATTAAATTGTATCGGATTAACGCCTGGTACATTTGCTAGTTTAGAATTGTACAAGAAAATCTTACTACCAGACTGATATAATACATTAGGGCATCTGTACGGCATTCTGTTTATCCTAGAAAACGATTCATAGTTTGGATACGCACAAACAAAATATAAACCGAGTATAAACACAATTCCAATTATTAATAATTTCATACTTATATATAATAAATATTATTATTGTTCTCTCTGTCGCGAATAATCGCGAACATTATAATTATAAATTATATTGCGTATAATTATAATGGGCGGAAAGAAAATCACAAATATCAGCATAACTAGCAAGGGGTTGGCGGAAGAATATACAAACCTAAATAAAGAAAACCATATGTTTTTATTCATTCATTCTAATGGATGCGGTCATTGCAACAATATGAAACCAGAATGGGAGAAGTTGAAAAATAAAACTGAATTATCAAAGCATAACGTGATAATCGCCGACGTCGAAGCGGCCTCGGCGAACCTGCTTCCAGGAACACACGGATATATAAATGAAGGATATCCTACTTTGAAATTAATTAAAATGGGAGAGACCAGTCAGAAGTTATACGACGGAGAAAGAACTGCCGACGCTATGTCGAATTTTATTATGGAAGAAGTGAGAGAAAATAAAAAAATGACAGGAGGGTCACGCAAATTTTCGACAAAAACTAAAACTAAAACTAAAACTAAAACTAAAACTAAAACTAAAACTAAAAAAATAAAATCGAAAAAACAAAGACACGTCCATTGGTCAAAACACAACTCTGTAAGAATAATTAGTCCTAGGAAGAAAACAACAGTTTAATTAATCGCAAATGCACTGCCCACGCGTCTCAATAAAGATAATTAGTGTATGGAAGACATAAACCTAAATCCGTGATAAATTGCGGTAAATGCGGCCAGTACAAGCAATAAATTAAATGCCGTGACGTTTGCTCTATTTCTTTCAAACCCTATATACACTAATAAAGGCACAAATAATAATAAATGCATGGCATAAATAGTGGTGTTATTTTTATCAAGTTCTTTTTGTGAAAACATATGGTCGGTTTGTCTTTTTTTGTCGTATACAGGAGGTTTAAAATACTGCGTAATTCCTGTAGTAGATCTCTGTAAAGGCAATTGAGAACATCCGTAATAATAATCATACCAAGCGAGAGAAACATAACTTATAACAAAAATAATAAAATATACAAAAAGGGTAGGTATAATGGACAATGTAGGAGGACTATAACTATATAAAATCATCACAATAAATGAAAAAATAATACACTTAATATTCAAGGTAAAAGGATATCCAGGAAATATACCGCCGGCCATTTATATAATTATTGCATATTTTTATTTCACCTTTATACATTTCAAACGCCGATTTTAGTTCCTATAAAAATATATAATACATTTTATTATATATTTCAAACTTCAAGAATGTTTAGGGATATTAACTAAAAATGGTTAAAATTAATTATATAAAAATTGATTTACAAATATAATGTTATACTATATTATAACAACGAAAACTGGTTAAATATAGTTGCGAAAAATGCGGAAAAGATTTTACCCAAAAGGGACATTATACCAAACACACGACAAAAAAAAACCCTTGTGTTTTTGAAAGCAAAATGGAAGAAATGATTGAAAAGGTTGTTGCTAAAAAAATAAATGAAATACAAAATTTTCTTATTGAAAATGTTGACGATGTGAAACCACAGGTAGTTATGTCCACAGAGATGTCAAAAAACGATGAAACGACAAAAGAAGGAAAGAAGATGAAAGGGCAGTTCTACACAGTAAATAGTTCGTATATACTTGATGGATTATCTATGCCACCAAAATATGCTCGTTGTGTTATAGAACCATTTGCAGGTAAAGGTGATTTACTTGAGTGGCTTGTAAAAAATAACAACACGCTTCCTATTGAGTTATACGACATAGATCCAAAAAAGGAGGAGGTTGTTCAGCGCGATACTCTAATGTATCCGCCAAATTACAAGGATGCGTGGATTCTTACAAACCCTCCTTATCTTGCCAGAAATAAGTGCGATAAAAAGGAGGTGTTTGATAAGTATGATACAAATGACCTATATAAGTGTTTTATAACTTCTTTAACAAAACAAGAATCTTGTGCTGGTGGAATATTTATTATTCCTGCCGGTTTCTTCTTATCACCTCGTGATTTAGATGCTCGTTGTAGGAATGACTTTCTATCAAAGTATAAGTTATTGAAAGTCAAGTACTTTGAAGAGACAGTATTTCCAGATACAACTACAACTGTAGTGGCATTTGCGTTTGAGAAATCTCCGGTTTTACTAACAGAACAATCGGTTGAATGGGTTTCTTTGCCATCAGGTGATAAACGCATCTTCAAAATGAGTAAGGATGATGACTGGATTATAGGAGGAGACATCTATAAATTATCAGTTCCTATAGGAGTAAAAGTTAGGAGACATGTTGAAGGTCAGAAACTCAAGGATGGAGAGAAAAGAACCTATATGACTCTATCTGCACTTGATAGTGGAAGAAAAGATGGGCGAATTTCTCTTGAATATAAAGAGGGTTATGTGTATCCTGCGAAGGAATGTAGTAGAACATATGCAACACTCTGTATTTTAGGAAAAAATCTCTCTTCTGAAGAACAGAAGAAAATCTGTTTAGAGTTTAACGCCCTTGTAGAAAAAAAACGGGGTGAGACTTGGAGTCTCTTTCTTCCACAGTTTAGAGAATCAAAAGAATATGCCAGAAAGCGTATTCCATTTGAATTGGCTTATACAATTGTTCTTCATTTGATTAGCATACATTTACCTTAACCCAAGAAAAGTATCCCTTCAAATCGCCAACATATACATACTTCTTAACTGTAGAGAACTCGGGTAGTCTGAGTAAATAGTGAAACATCTCCATCTTTGACGAAGCCTCATCTCCATCGAAGATGTTTGCAAAGAAATAGTCTATCTTTTTTGACTTTACCAAAAAGTTAAGTTGGGCATTCACAAACAGATAACATTCATCACGAAGCGTTCGTGTTTGCGATCCGCCTGTCCCAACTACTGATTTCAGATTTACCCATACCGTATTTGGAGCAAATATCTGCTTTCCATCAAAGTTTTCGGTATAGTCAAATCCATCCTCCTTTCGCATGGGTTGTGCGTTTTCCATCATTTCATTCTTTCGCCAATTAATCCGAGTTTGTGTTGTTGTGCAGGGACGACTGGTTCCCAATACAATTTGTTCCCTTTGATACTTTTCGGGTTTCCTCGACCCTCCTCCCCCTGCTACTTTGCCATAGAGTTCCTGCCTCTTCTCCTTTGTAAATAGGCAACCATCAATTACACCTTCAGGGCAAACAATATTTAAGGATGTCTTATCCATATCAACTATACTGGACTTGGATGTAGGCGGCTGTGCTGTTTCAATTTTTTTTTAATTGAAATTTTTTCAACGTTGGGTAGTCTTCTTTGTTGGGTGCCTATAAATAAGTTTTTCATTTAAATTTTTTTATAAATATTAAACCATTATTATAATGAATACTCGTAAAAGTAATGATTATAAAATTACTGCTGTAAATTATTATTTAGTTGAAGATAAAACACAGGAAGAAGTTTGTAAAATTTTCAATTGTAATCCAAGAAGTTAATGCGATGGGTTGAAAGATATAAAAAAGATGGGAATGTTGATATTCGTTATAGAAAACCGATTGCTTATAACGTTAAAAAGGAATATGTTAAATTTTTATTACAAGAAATTAACTATAATAAAATTATTATATTTATAAATTATTATATTTATAAATTATTATATTTAGCAATTGTATAATGCCATCGGTTCGCTGTGATTGTATAGGAACGTGTAAAACTAATAGTTGCACTTGTAAGAAACATAATAGAAAATGCGGCAAGTCCTGCCATTTAACCCATTCTACTAAGTGCAAAAATAAAAGAAATAAAACGAAGAAGAGGGCATCTCGTAAAAATAGAAAATCTCGTAAATTATAAATATTATTAAAATTGAATTAAGATTATTATTTAGGCATACTTAACTAATAATATGGAATATTCGTTTCGTTTATTAACTTTCAACCCCACAGACGCAATCAACGAAATCTCTCGCAAGAAAGATTTTGTGGTTCAGATGTTCGGAATTAACGAACTCGGCGAAACCGCGTCCATTTTCGTAAATGGATATAAACCATTCTTTTACGTAAAGGTCGGAGACAATTGGACAGAAGCAGACCGCGTAGGTTTCATCTCGCAATTAAGCGCGGATATGGGCGAATACCACGAAGACAGTATAACCGACAGTTCATTCGCAAAGAGAAAAAAATTATACGGATTTGATGGAGGGAAGGAACATACATTTATAATGGTAAGTTTTATAAATGAATCGGCTATGAAAAAGGCAAAACAATTGTGGTATATACAAGGTCCCTCAAAAGGCGACGACCAGGAATTAAGTAAAACCGGTTATATTTTTGAAGAAACACCTACAATTTTATATGAAGCACACATTCCACCTCTGTTAAGATTGTTCCATATTAACGAAATTAGTCCATCTGGTTGGATTTCTATTGATAAGAAATGTGTAACAAACCACTCAAAAAAACAAACAACTTGTACATATGAATTCAGCGTCGATTTCAAAAATGTAATATCGCAACCAGATAAAGAAACGCTTGTTCCATATAAGATATGCAGTTTTGATATAGAGGCTAGTAGCAGTCACGGAGATTTTCCGCTACCTGTAAAAAATTACAAAAAACTCGCCACAAATATAATAGATATATGTTCGCCCGACGGAGCTTATTATGAAACCAGTTGTACCGAAGATTTACTAAAAATGATAATACTTAGTTCATTTGGGTTATCCGATGATAAAAATCAAAATATAGATTTAGTTTATCCGATAAAAAAGGTCTCTCTGGAACAGGTCCAATCGTTATTTAATAAATGGATTAAAATATGTCCTTCTAAATACGTAGGAGAAACGCGTTTAAATGAAGATGATATCGAGGATACAAGCAGATATCATATAAATCAAGATTGTGAATTGGACGACGAATCTGACGACGAAAAAATGCAAGGCGAATCTGAACCAGAATTAAATTGGAATATGTTCAAACCAAAACCACAATCATATAAAAAAAAGGGTTCTATCGTAGATATGCTTAACGACGTAGAATCATCCAGAGACACACTGCTAATAGAATTGACCCGAACCTTAACGGACGTGTTTCCTACTCTAAAGGGCGATAATGTCACATTTATAGGTTCAACATTCATTAAATATGGTGACATAAAACCTTATCTAAATCATTGTATAGCGCTGAATACATGCGATGATGTTACAAATGCCGTTATACATCGTTGTACCACCGAAAAGGAGGTTTTATTAGAATGGTCAAACCTAATTCAAACAGAAAACCCAGACATTATAATCGGTTACAATATATTTGGGTTTGATTACAACTTTATGTATCTTCGAGCAAAAGAACTAAAATGCGAACGAGAATTTTTACAGTTGTCTAGAAATATCAAAGAAGTATGTTTAGAGAAAAACTGGAAAACAGGCAAAGAAGGTCTAAGCGAAAGCACTATCCAACTTGCCAGCGGACAACACGATTTAAGATTTCCGAAAATGAAGGGTCGATTACAGATAGATCTTTATAATTATCTGAGAAGAGATTACTCGCTCAGCCAATATAAACTTGATTATGTTTCTGGCTATTTTATAGGAGACGGAGTTAAAAAAATAGAACACTCTACCACAGTTGATACAACAAAAATATTCAGTAAAAATTTATCAGGTCTAGAAAATGATACTTATATACATTTCGAGGAAGAATCGCATTCGGTCGATTATTATAAAAACGGTCAAAAGTTCAAGGTGCGTTCGGTAGATATTAAAAATGGCACGTTTTGCATCGATGGCATAGAAACACCAGACATCGTCAATAAAAAAGTCAAATGGTGCTTAGCAAAAGACGATATTACTCCACAAGATATTTTTAGGATGACAAATCAAGGACCAGCAGAACGGTCTATTATCGCCAAGTATTGTATTCAAGATTGCAACTTGGTTCATCATCTAATGCGAAAAATAGATGTTATGACGAGTTACGTAGAAATGGCCAAACTGTGTAGCATACCAATAGAATTTATTGTTATGAGAGGTCAGGGTATAAAATTAACAAGTTATATTGCGAAAAAATGCAGAGAAAAAGGCATTCTTATACCAGTTATAAACAAAGGCAATAAAAACGAAGGTTATGAAGGTGCCACTGTATTAGAACCAAAATGCAATCTATATTTAGAAGACCCAGTTGCCTGCTTAGATTATAGTTCTCTATACCCGTCCGCGATGATAAGTGAAAATATATCACACGACAGCAAGGTATTGACTAAAGAGTATAATTTAAGCGGAAAACTTGTTAAAGAGACAGGTGAAAAAAATCAAGGTGGTGGTTTTATATACGACAACTTGCCTGGATATACATATGTTGATATACCGAGCGACGTATATACATGGCAAAGAAAAAACAACAATCCAAAAGCGGCACTTGAAAAAGTCAAAACAGGATATAAGGTGTGTAGGTTCGCACAATTTCCCGATAGTATGGGAAAGGGAGTGATGCCCTCTATATTAGAAGAACTTCTTGCTGCCAGAAAATCAACTAGACGTCTTATCGTTACAGAAAAAGACGATTTTATGAAAAATATATTAGATAAAAGACAGCTTAGTATAAAAGTTACTGCGAATTCAATGTATGGTGGTAGCGGTGCAAAAACGAGTTCGTTTTACGAACTGGATTGTGCTGCGTCTACTACTGCGATTGGACGAAAATTGTTAATTTACGGAAAGCGTGTTATCGAAGGAGCGTATAAAAATAGGATATTGCCTACATCTTCGTACGGTATGGTTCGTACCAATGCCGAATATGTTTACGGCGACACAGATTCTGTATTCTTTAAATTCAATTTAACGGAGGTAGAAAGCGGAACCAAAATTTTAGGTCAAAAAGCACTGGAAATTACGATAGAACTCGCACAGCAAGCGGGGGAATTGGCTTCACGATTTTTAAAAAATCCACACGATTTGGAATACGAAAAAACATTTATGCCGTTCTGTCTCTTATCCAAAAAGCGGTATGTCGGAATGTTATACGAAAAAGACCCGAATAAAGGGAAACGCAAATCAATGGGAATAGTATTAAAACGGCGAGATAATGCGCCGATAGTTAAAGATGTTTATGGAGGAATAATAGACATATTAATGGTAAATAAAAATGTTGAAAATGCCGTGGCATTTTTGAAAGAGTGTATGCAGACTATAGTCGATGGAAAATGCGGAATGGATAAATTGATTATAACAAAGTCGTTGCGTTCTGGTTATAAAAATCCAGCCCAAATCGCACATAAAGTATTGGCAGATAGAATTGGTAAGCGTGATGCTGGAAATAAACCAAATGTTGGAGATAGAATGCCTTATATTTATATAGAAAATCCGGATAAAACTGCTCTACAAGGAGAGAGGATAGAAACACAGGAATTCATTATTAAAAATAAATTAAAAATAAATTATACATTTTACATCACGAACCAAATAATGAAACCGTTGCTACAATTATTCGCGCTAGTGTTAGAAGAGATGGTGGATTTTAAAAAAAAGAAAGGGGCTTCTTTGAGAAAATGGCGCGATGAATTAAGTGCATTAAAAAGAGAACATCCAGACCAAGAAACATATAAGAAAAAGGAAGAAGCTCTTCGCGAAAAAGAAACAAAGGCATTATTATTTGACGAATATATTCGTAAAACTAATAATACAAACAAAGGACAAAACGAAATAACTGCGTTTTTCGCAAAATGTAAATAATATTATGCGGTGCCAACGACCTTTACTGCCACCGCTACGGCAGATTGAAACGATACGATATTATTCATATTAGTCATTATAGTTTGACTTGAATCGGAAGTTGGGTCGGCAGATATGTCTTCCGCACTATTTAAAATAGTAGTTAAAAGAGTAATATCTAAAGATTGGTCGAGAGATGATAATATGTCTTCATACATTTGTTTTTTTGTGGTGTCTAATGTAGCGGCCAAAGTGTTTGCATTTTCAGTAATAGTTTCAGACGCCTTTGATAAATCCGTGGAAGAACTTGAACTCATTAAATTCTTCTTTGATTCAAGTGATTTAAATGATTTAATACCGAAACCTTCCATTATATTAAATTGAACTTTCATTATTTTTATTATCAAGTAAATCACTATAAGAATTATAAAAAAAAACCCAGCATATTTGTATATTTCTTCGGAAGTCATATAATATATTATTATTTAATAATATAATATTTAATAAATAAGGCATTAATTATTATATTTATGTTTAGATCGATTCTTTATTAATTTTAAATTATTCTATTTTTTATAAAATAGACGACGAATATTCGGGTCGTGAATAGGTTTATTATATATAAATCCACATTTTTCAAATATAGTATTTAATGAAGTCGCGGATTTATCTAGTTCAATCCAAGCATCCCATTCTTTCGGGATACTATCCACCATTTTTTTTAATACTCCTCGATTTCTATACTTTTCCCTTACACATGTATATACGATTTCGTGCGAATACATTTCAATCGTATTTACTATACCACTAGTTCTAGGGGACCATCTTATTAATATAAACCCTGGAATTTCCCGCGGATCCTCCCACGTGGTAGTTTGTGTATTATGATTGACAAAATAGACCCGACCTTCTGGCGTTGTTCTTTTTTCACATCCGGGCGGAATTTCCCCATCAATCTTGTCGGCAATAATCAATGAACTTTTTGGGTATTCTGGGTCCGGATTGTAAGTATCTAAAGATAATATGTTTAACTTTACAATCCTTCTAGGATTTTTTAAATCTAATTTTTCTATTGCTTTATCGCGTTGAAAATCCCAATCGCATCTGTAACAATAAATGTCTTCGTTCTCGTGGGAGCATACACATTCTTTATCTGTATATCTTCCGAAATTTTGCCCCCGGTCGTATACCTCAAACATTTCTTTATCTGTTTTGTCTTCTCGTTTCCAATCATTATCAAGATATTCTCTTAATTTTAAATCGGATAAAGCAATTTTGGTAAAGTCTTTTTCTAATAACCATCCATTGCCGGTTTCATTGCAGATTTGTTCGATTTGTTCTACGATTTCCATTTCTTATCTTAATTACAATAATTGTTATTTTTGTTTCAATTTATTCAATATAATTTTTACAATCAGTATATTTTAAAATGAATGTCTATTTATAAAACTTGGACATTTTATGTATCATAAAAATATCAAGCGATTTATTCATTAATGTAAACCCTTTATTTTGTAAATAATTTACAATAGGAATGCTTGTATCACTGTAATTATTTTCAAAACCAATAACGTCTATGAATACTTTATCAAAATTAATAGATTTAATTACTTCAAATTCTGCGCCTTCGACGTCAATTGATAAATAATTTATATGCTGTACATTATTATCATCCAATATAGTTTCTAATTTTTTAGTATTTACTTTAATTACTTCTGTGGTTGACCCATATTGTACGTTTTCGTTATGTAATCTTTTTAAATGTCTTGTATCAAAATTGTCCTTAATTCCGGAAAGCATTTCGGAATAACCTACACTGCATAAAAACTCGGTTTCTCCGTCATTATTGCAGACCGCGCAATTTATATTAATATTATTTGGTCTATTAATAACTAATTTATCGAAAACTTTTTTACACCTTCGCACATTTAAAACGCCGATTTTTATAATTAAATAAAAAATTGATTTATATTAGTTTAAAACTATAATAACAAAGTAAAATGATTTCAATCAATGGAAAAAAGGTCAATAAAGATA